CCCCGCCAGGTCCAGCAATCTGACTAAATTTGCCACGAGCTTCGCCTAGCATAATTTTGCAAGTTGCTAGTGTATAGTCATACAGCCAGCTCTTGGCATATAAATCTTGTAACAGTATATAGTCTGGTCTGTAGTTGTAGCCACGAATCATTACTTGTTCGCCTTCACTGAAAGGACGCTGTAAAATTCTCAATGTGTGGGTAGTAGGAATCCACTGGAATTCAATATATGCTCCAAACATACGTCCTACCATTTCTTGGTATTGAGCAAACATATCGTATGTTGCAATACCTCCCAACATTGTACTGTTTAACAAGTAGGTATTTGTGTAGGCTAAATTGAACGGTTCAAACTGTGTACCACCACTGCCGCCGGCGGTTCTACTGCCAATTGTTCTACGGAAAATACTACGAACTTCTATAATTTCGTCTGGCAGTCTATAATCATTAACATCTTGTGCTAGCTCTAAGAAATAATAAGATTCTTCTACGGCACCGCTACTTCGCTGACGATATCGTGCTAGAGCACGATTTAAAGAGGTTTCGTAGTGCTTGGGATCAAGCTCAACATCAACCATTCCGTCACCCAACATGGTACGGACGTAATCATAAACTTTTTCTCTTTCAGCTAAATTTGTACTTGGATTTGACATTATTAGATCTCCGTGTATATTTAGCTGCCGATAAATATACTACTATGCCAAGACTAAGTTTATATAAACCAGAGAAAGGGAACGATTATAAGTTCATAGATCGCCAAATTGGGGAGATGTTCCAAATTGGTGGTACGGATTTATATCTCCACAAATACATAGGTGTCAACACCAGCGAAGAAAACGCTACTGCTGCTGAGCCACATTACGATGCACTAAAAGAGACCAATATTCAGGATCTTTTATTACTGGAAAATAGGGATAGAAAATATGACCCTAGCATTTATAAAGTTCGAGGCATTTATAATGTACAGAATTTAGATTTTAATTTAAGCCAGTTTGGATTGTTTATAGACAACGATACAGTTTTTATGACTGTTCATATCAATGACTGGATTTCAACTGTGGGTCGTAAACCAATCAGTGGTGATGTGTTGGAATTACCGCACTTGCGTGATGATTTTGCACTTAATGATTATACACTTTCTCTACCTCGCTACTTTGTCATTGAAGATGTAAGTCGCGCTAGTGAAGGATTTAGTATTACTTGGTACCCGCATTTGTACAGAGTTAAACTTAAAAAGATAGTGGATGCTCAACAATTTGCTGACATATTAGATAAGCCAGCAACAGACGCAAACGGAGATCCATCTTCTCAAACATTGAGAGATATTTTAAGTACCAATGCTAAAGAAATTGAAATTAATAATGCATTGTTAGCACAAGCTGAAGCAGATGCTCCGTTAAGTGGTTATCAAACACAACAATTCTTTACTCTTGCTGTTGATCCAAATACTGGTAAGCCAGTGCTACAAACTGCGGATCAAACGGCAATTGATGCAAGTTTTATTGGCAACGCAGATGGCGGGACAGATGCTAGTGCTGTACACGGACGTGCTGTACGTAGTGGATATGTTGGATACTTGTTAGGCGACGGTGTTCCTCCTAACGGTGTTGATTTTGGTCATGGAATAAATTTTCCAGCAAGCGCACATTTAAATGATTATTACTTACGTACTGACTTCATGCCTAATAGATTGTTTAGGTATGATGGAACACGTTGGGTAAAAACTGAAGATGCAGTACGTATGACCATGTCAAACACTGATACTAAACAAACACTTAAAACTAGTTTCATCAATAATACTGCTAGTGCAGAAATTGGTGGCGAAGTTATTGTGGAGCGTCAAGCATTGAGTAAAGCTCTAAAACCTAAGGCAGATTTATAATGCAATTTTTCTATGATGGTCAGATAAGACGTTATTTGTTACAAACAATTCGTTTGTTAAGCAACTTTGTAGTAAAATATGGTGACGGCACACTTAAACAAGTGCCCGTTATGTACGGTGATAGCGATAGACAAGTTGCCAACATTAATCGTCAAAACAGTGAAAATAAGATTAACAGTGCTCCGCGTATTGCTGTTTATATTACTGATTTACAAATGGACCGAGAAAGATTGGCAGATGCTACTCACGTGGGCAAAGTACACATTCGCGAAAGAGACGTTGAAGACGGTGCATATACTAGCACACAGGGTAAAAACTACACTGTAGAACGTTTAATGCCAACACCATATAAACTAACAGTTAAAGCAGATATTTGGAGTACAAGTACTGAACAAAAGTTGCAGATATTAGAACAAATTATGATGTTGTTTAATCCTAGTTTGGAAATACAAACAACTGACAATTACTTAGACTGGACCAGTTTAAGCGTGGTCAATTTGACTAATATGACATTTAGCAGTAGACAAGTACCAGTTGGTGCAGAAAGTAATATTGATGTTGCTTCATTAACATTTGACATGCCAATATGGATCAGTCCACCAAGTAAAGTTAAAACACTTGGCGTTGTTACCAATATTGTAATGGGTGTTTATAAAGGCGGAATTTCTGCCGGTAATGGTTATATTGATGGTTTGGGTGTAGATACTGTTGAGGCAGGTCCAAACTTTAGCGACATATTAGACAAAGCAAAAACCAGTATTGAAAACTTTGGCATAACTGTACACGGCGGTAATGCTAGGATTTTAGATCCAAGCGAGAATGTTACTCATGCTAATAATAATTCGCTGTATGTTAGTGTTAAAATGGGTAACAGTATAAACTGGAGAACTATTTTAGATCCATATCCTGGACAATTTAGACCAGGAGTAAGTAGATTGTTCTTAATACAAGAAAACGCCACTGAAGTTAGCGGCACTACTGCGCTTAATCCGCTTGATGAAACTATATTAACTGTTAGTTGGGATCCAGACACTTTTCCAACCAACACTGATATCGCGTCAACTAGTAGGCCTAACAGTCCAGGAACATTTGATGCGATTGTTGATCCAGAAAAGAGTGGTCCAGGTGCTGGATTAGATGCACCTTCAGTTGGTACACGATACTTGATTATTAACAACATTGGCGGCGGAATCAGAGAAACATTGATTGCTGAAAATCGCAGTAATAGATTGGACACTAACACAGAGTATGATAAAATTACTGATTTCAAAGTATTTGTAAATGGGTTAGAAGTCAGTGCAACTGGATCTAATATTGCTGACATGTTAGTATTACGTTTGGACACAACTGTTGCAATCGATGATGTAATCACATACGAACTATACTTGAATGAAGACGGACCTGATGCTTGGAAGAATGCTGACGGCAGCGATTTTATTGCCAACACTAATGACATCATTGAGTGGGATGGCAACAAGTGGAGCGTAGTAATGGATGCTGGTGCCACAAATGACCAGATCATATACCTAACTAACATATATACTAACGTTCAATACAAATGGAACGGAGTCCAATGGGGCAAGAGCTTTGAAGGCGAATATGCGAGGGGTACATGGAGACTAGAACTATAAAAGATAAAATTGTCTGTAGCGGGGCAGTATTTTATGCCAAACAAACAGGTAGAATTTTATTACTACAAAAATCTCATGGAAAACATGCAGGCACATGGGGCTTGGTTGGTGGGACAAACGACCAAGGTGAAAGTGCTTGGCAAGGTCTCCAACGTGAAATCCAAGAAGAAATTGGCGAGCCTCCCTCTATAATTAAAACAATGCCGTTAGAAACATTTGTTAGCAACGACAGTGTCTTTAATTTTCACACGTATCTGTGCGTAGTAGAAGAAGAATTCATACCAACATTAAGTGATGAACACGAAGGGTGGTGTTGGAGTTCCATTGATGGATCTCCCAAACCCTTACACCAAGCATTGCGTAGTAGTTTTGGCAACAAAACCATGCGTACCAAACTACAAACTGTTTTTGATGTAATTGATTTAATGTAAATTTCAGTCATTAAAAAACGCTGCCTAAGCAGCGTTTTTTTGTGGTTGCGTATTACGCCTGAGCTTCTGACCAACGCAACACAATTGAAACTTCTTGCTGATTACCACCAGTCAAGTAACAGTTAATGGCCAATACGTCTGGACCATTGGGATATACACCTCTACCACCAATAGCAGTATTGGTAATTTCTTTCAACTGTCCCAAGCTCAACGCTGTTTGATTGTTTGGCAATCCAACGAAAGAGAAAATAGTTTCTCCAGGAGCAGCATACTCAGCAATTGAACTGAAAGAGAATGATGAGCTAACTGGTATGTTTCCAGTAAAGTTCTTGTTAAAATAAATTGTTACATAGTTTGTACCGCTTCTATTAAATAGGCCGCTGATGTAAGAAACTGTTGTACCGCCTGGAATAACTGCTTGAACCCCAGCAGTCG